GTGGAAACTGCGGGTACTAAAACAGCAGGTCGTTCGGGTACTATTAACAGGCTACTGTGTTCGGAAGTGGCTTTCTGGCCTGACCCCAAAACTCTGACTGCTGGTTTGCTACAGTCCGTGCCACAAGAGAACTCAATGATAGTATTTGAGTCCACTGGGAACGGAGCAGAGACATGGTATCATAGGCGAGCCATTGCTGCACTTAATCCACGTAACGAATATGGGCTGCACTTCTTATCATGGAAAGACTTTCCAGAGTACACAGACGAGTGGCCACAGGAAGAAACATACCAACTAGATTCTCTGTACGAAGAAGAGCAAGTATTTAACGACCACAACCTTACTCCAGGGCAGATGTCTTGGCGTAGGCGCAAGATTGACGATATGGATGGTGACTTAGCACTGTTCAGACAAGAGTATCCATTAACACTCGATGAATGCTTTCAAACCCGTGGTCAGAGTTTCTTCCACCGAGTTCAGTACGAGGACATCGGAGATAGGTGGAAACCGCACACAGATAGCCCGTACTTTACCTACGATACAGAGCATCCTCGGCCCCAGCACCACTACGGTATTGGAGTCGATGTTGGTGGAGGAGTTGGAGGTGATTCATCTGTCGTCGAAGTCTTTTCGCTTGAGGATTACAGACAGGTCGGGGAGTACGTTAATAATAACATTTCCCCTGACGAGTTTTCAAGAATTCTTAGTTGGATTGGAGAGTTCTTCAACTACGCACCAATCAACCTCGAAACTAACAACCACGGAATCCTCACACTCTATCAGTTACTTGAAGAGTATCCTATTGAGAATATATATCGAGACGAAAGATTTACTCAGACGACTTATGACAGAGGTACGCAGACTACTCGGCGCTCCAAGCCAATCATCATAGGTAACCTAAGACGTGCCTTAGCTGGTGGCTTGACAGTAGTTAGCCCGTACCTCCGTGGTGAGTTGTCTAGCTTTATCGAAAAGTCTACATCGGATGTAACTACTAAGTTAGAAGCAAGGGACGGTGCACACGATGATTCCGTCATAGCAGCTGCTCTGGCAAATGAGGTGCTACTTCGCCATGCAGAGCAGATAGCTTACGACGTAGACAGGCCACAAGTTATTAACCCAGAAGCAGACTTTACCTTTAAAGCTATATTAGCTAACTATAATCAATCTAAATTTCCGATAGGACATAATTTACTGCCACGATGAAAGTACTCTTTTTGAGTACAGGCATTGGCCTAGCATTGGCGACTCGATTGTCGCAAGAAGGTCACGAAGTCAAAGTATTTATACATAACGACTATAGTGATACGGGCGAAGGCTTGTACGAGCGCGTAGGCGCATGGAAACCATATGTTAATCGTAGTGATCTAGTTTTAGCAGATGACCCGTTTTTTGGCTACAAAGAGTTTAGGTTTGAGAACGCACCTACTAGGACCCTTGGCATCAGCAGGTTGTTTACTTATGCTTCTAGGAGCATTAATAACCGCCGTAGTATCTTGGAGCTTACTGAAATGCCTCTTGGCGTTGGTGACGGCATGTATAGCGTTGAAGCATGGTGGAATGGCCGTAAGTGGTGCACTCCATTCATACTTTCGACGTACCACAAACAGCTTATATCACAGCAGGTTGGGCCGAATGTGGGAGCGATGGTTACTATTAGTAAGACGCTTGAGGACGTTCCTAAACCCATATTCGAGGGATTTCGTAAACTAAAGCCACTATTTGAAAAAGGCTCATACAGAGGCCCAGTACGACTAGACTTTGACCATGCAAACGCACTTACAGACATATATGCAGGTTTTACGTTTGACAATACAGAAGCTATGCTTGAAGGTGTGCAAGAGCCACCGATGGATGTCTTGCTGGAAGTCGCTGGTGGTACACGTTCCGATCTTAACTTAATACAAGGACACTACGTTGCAGTCAGATTTCAACACATCGGATGGCCTACCACTAAAGATTTTAGAATCTACGGACTGGTGGATGCCAATCTTAAGCACTGTGGACTCAATAGTGTGCTTATCAGAAATGGACATCACTACTGCTCACAAAAGTTCGGACCAATCCTTAAGGTCACTGCAAGAGGCGATACAGCAAAAGACGCCTTTGCAAGAGCAAGTAGAACAATTACAAATCTCGATATTGAAAACATCTGCTACAGGGCAGACCTCTTAGAAAAGTACTCTAAAGTCAAATACCCTGCTATCGATAAGATACTTGATACATGGAAGGATACAAAAACAACAAGCCAGAAGTAGCGTGGTGGGAAGACCAGATTAAAGCTGGTGAAGAGTACCGACGCAAGTGGGCTAGTGAGGAAGACTGGAAGCTGTGGCAGGCATACTATCGCAGCGACTACAGTAGTAAAGCTGTCCTTCCTAAAAACGTAGTGTTTATGATGCTACGGATGCTGACACCTAGGATTTACTTTAGGAACCCTGGTATAAGTATAACTCCCAAAAAGCCAGGACCCGAGGCCGTAGCAGTAGCTAAGGTCATGGAACGAGTTAGTAACCAAATGATGCACCACATGGGAGTCAAACAAGAGAGTAAGCGTCAGGTGCAGAATGCTTTCTTTCACGGAACGGGGATTGGTAAGTTCGGCTTTGGTGCTCAGTATACGCCCACCCCTGAGCCGCTGGGAACCGATGCTCCGATGACGAAAGGAGGTGATAAAGTAGAGTGGGCCTCCAATGTTATGAACAATATGCCGTGGTATAGAACGGTTGACACATCTAACTTTGTCGTACCATACGGAACAGATAGGTTCGACAACGCATACTTTACAGCAGAAAAGATTACTAGGTTTACTGACGATATAATCAACGATGATCGTCTGTCCCACACTAAAGACATTGCCGACCAAGCGGTGCGCAATAAAGACACTATGGGGCTTTACGAGGTCATCACGACCAATCCACGTAACATTGTTGATTTGTGGGAGGTACGGGATAAGCGAACTGGAAAAGTTTTTGTCATTTGTCCTAGCCTTACGGATAAAATCCTGTACTTCGAGGACGATGAGCTTCAAATGGATAATGGGGTTCCGTACTTTCCCATGGTATTCAATCCTGATAATGAGGTGTTCTGGGGCGTACCAGACATCAAGGTACTGGAGCCATTCCAGCGCGAGATAAATGAGATTAAAACTCAGATGATGCAACATCGTCGTTTAAGCATCATAAAGTTTATTGTAGAGAAAGGTGCTATTAACGAAGATGAGGCTGCAAAGTTGCTCGATGAGGATGGCCCAGGTTTAGTACGTGTCATGAACATGGCGGGGATAAAGAACATTGAAGTAGCTCCGATACCAGATAGCTTGATTAGGGCCGAAGATCGTATCATGACTGATGTACGAGAAATCATGGGACTAAGCCGTAACGAGGCAGGCTCATTTGGCGAGGGTAGTGCAGACAGGACAGCTACTGAAGTTCAAGCTATTCGTGAGGCAGCTAGCATACGAGAAGACGAGCGACGAGACGTAATAGCCGATGCACATACTAGCATGATTCGTTTAATGCACGAGGTCATCTATAGGCACTGGTCTGAAGAGCAGGTTGTGCAGGTAATAGGTCCTGATCAGCTTCCAGTATGGGTGCGGTTTGTTGGTAGAGAGTTAGCAGGTTATAAGTTTTTCATCAAGGTAGATCCTGACTCGGCTGTGGCAGAAACCAAGGCAGTCAAAGAAGAACGTGCTGTACGAACCTACCAGCTACTTTCTCAGAACCCACTCATTGATAATATTAAGCTAACTAAGTACCTGCTAGATCAGCAAGTTGGTGTGCAGTTTGATGATATGTTACAAGAGCAACCAGCAGGTGCTCCAGGTACACAGCAAAACCCACTATCTATGGGACAGTTTAGTCAACAAATTCAACAACAGGCAGCATGACAGACACTACATACAAGTGGGGTACAGCTCCAGGCGAGTATAAGAGCCAAGAAGACGCACAACGTGCTAAGACCAAGCAAAAGCTAAAAAGCAGAAGGATAAGGAAAGGTGCCAAGGGTGGTGGACCCTTACTAAGAAGCGTAGAAGCTCTTGATCGTAGTTTTACGCGAGGGGGCCCACAATCAGCAGGAGTGCCATGGGGTGCTGTAGCACGCTCTATTGCTAAACATTTGCATAAGATTAGCCCAAAGAGTGGTGGCCCTGCTGTACGTATAAGTGGTGCAGGTAAACAATCTATACCAGGTACTAAAGTAGAAATACCAAAGAAGCTAACCAAGAGTTACTAGCATGAACTGGCTTCAAGTAGGCACACGTACTTTACCTAGTCTGGCTCGGCTTACAATTCGGGCACTTCGTAATGCGTCTCGCGAAGGTGCTATGGATATAAGTAAAGCTAGGCAAGCTATGTCATCTAGGGATAGTCAACTTGAGTTGGCTGTGATGGAAGCTAAGACTCGTGATTTAGAGAAAAACCTCAAAAGACTTTACGAGGAAGCTGGTACTACGCCTGCAGAAGTTTCTGAAAGAGCAGCTCAACGTGAGTTAGCAGATAGGCCAAGAGATGGTAAAATGGTCCACAGAAAGCTAACACCTGAAGAACACGCACGCTATGAGAATCCCATAAGTGACGAAAAGCTTAACAAGTTAATGGAAGGGTACTTTGATAAAGAGGCAAAACTACTAAGGGAAATCAAAACCTACGGAGACCAACCCAGACCACAACCAGCTAAGTTAAAATGAAAAAGAAAAAGTATAACTACAACGGTGATCCGCACAAAGACAAGACACACTACGATTCCGCAGCTGTGTACTGGCTTCGTGACATGGCCAAGATGAAAGGCCCATACAAAGTAAAGGTTGACTTATGAGACATCGAGTAAAAATCAATACTTGGACAGACGCAGATAAGAAAGCATTTCCTGCTTGGTACAAAAAGTTCGCTGAACAGCACGGATTTGCTAAGGAACCAGAAGGTCAGAAGTACGACTTTTGGACACACTTTAAATCGGGTGCCGACCCCTTGGTACGATTCCCTAAATACCAGACTGACGGATGGTGCTTTGTTCGGGAATCTTTGGATGTGGTGGCTGAAGAACCTGTAGTAGATACCAAATCTGTGGACACGGCTAAGGTAGGAAACACTACTGCAGAGTCTGGTAAAGCCACCGCTCCCAAAAAGAAAGCCAAGAAATGACTGAGGCAGAAAAAGCCTACTACATGGAAAGGCTTAGAAATGTTAGGTTAGGTGAAGAGCCAACATACAAGGAAGATGTTGCTCCACCTAAGCCCAAGATTAAACCTAAGTACAAGAAGAAGCGTAAGTTTCGACCTAGTTCAGAACCAAGTCAGGGCAGATTACAGTATGCTGCTACGGCTGCAAGTAAGTTAAGAAATGCTTAATTATGATTATAGTTGCACCGAGTGCGACATAGTTTTCGAAGAGACCGTGGATTACGAGCATCGCAACGATGTTAAGTGCGTGGTATGCGAGGGTCCAGCTAAGATAGCATGGTTTAAATTCGGAAAGCCAGCCATCTTTCAAGAGGCTGAGTATCATCTAAATCCTGGTGATCACAGGGGCACACACTGCTCTAGTAAGCGCCAGTTGCTAGATGAGATTAAACGAGTGAATGATAATAACCCTAATCCAGTCGAACTGGCGAGTGAGTATTATGGCTAAGTGTAGAATAGTTGTAGATTATGAGGCCAAAGATGCAGGTGGCTATGGTATAAATGTAACCATCCAAGGTGATGGTGGCTGTGTCCCGATGGGTATGTTAGAAGATATTCGTGATAAGATCAAGCGTGGTCTTACCGATTATCGTTTTCATGGTCAGAAATCTGACCCAATAGGAACCACGATAGGAGTTACCGATGGCAGAACAAGAAGAACAGCAAAGTCAGCAAGTTGATTTGCAAGCACTGGTGCAATTCGTAGAGAACGCTAGTGCAAAAATGGCTAGTCAGGATGAGCAGATTAAGGCTCTGGAAAACAGACTTACTCAAGCTACCGCAGAGCCAGAATATGAACCACGTGAGACAGTACCACAAGTATCTGAAGAGGATATAGAAAGTATGTCAAACGGACAGTTACTAAACCTCATGGAACAGCGGTTTAATGCTAGCCTTAACAATACGTTAGGTGATGCGCTTAAGCCAGTTCGTGAAGGTATGCAGAATCAACAGCAGTTAAATATTGACAATCAAGTACAGTCAGAGATTGCAGGATTGCAGAAACAATACGGAGATTTTAACCATTTTGCAAATAAAGCTGCTGACCTTGTTGAGCAACGTAACCAAGCAGGTTTTAAGCTGAGTATTGAGGATGCTTACAAACTTGCTAAGGCTGAAAACCCCGATATGGTAAATGAGTTTAAAGACTCACAGCCCAAGCCTACTCTGGCTGGTGGCTTATTGCCTACTTCCAGGCTGATAGGACAACCTAGTTCCGGAAGCAACGACCTTGATTTTGACCAAGCCGCTGAGCGTGCTTTTCAAGAGGAGGTTGTAAACGAGGGACTCTCAGGTTTATTTAGTACAGAAGATTCAACCTCACATTCACCGCCCTTAAAGGAGTAACCTATGGCAAGCGTGAGAACATTTAGTGAAGTCCTAGATAGCATGGCTGTTGCTACCTGGAGACACATGAAGAAAACAGTCGTAGATCAAATCTTTGATGAGATAGTATTCTATAACTATCTGCGTAGCAAGGGTAAGATCCAGTCATACCAAGGTGGTAAGTACATTGAGACGCCTCTTAGCAATGCGGAAAATGATACGCTGTCTTGGATCAACGAGCAGGATGCTGTAAATATCAATGACCTCGATCCGATCAGTTCGGCTCAGTGGGATTGGAAGTATCTTGTAGCCTCTGTAACTCGTTCACAGATCGAGGAGCAGAAGAATCGTGGTAAGATGCAACTCATTAACCTGCTCAAGCATAAGATGCAGGTGACTAAGGACACCTTAGTCAAAGAGTTGGAGTCCAAGTTGTTCTCCGATGTTGATAGCACAGGAAAGTCAATGGAGGGCTTACAGCATCTTATTGCTGACGACGGAGTAGGTACAGTTGGTGGAGTTAATGCTACTACCTATACATGGTGGAAGAATCAATTCCTGGACTATCATGGAACCGCTGAGTATGGTAATAGTGGTTCATCTGGTGGTTTTGGTGTTGCCCATGATGATGGCCCTGATCGTGGTATCGTGGCTATGCGTAGTATGATTGACTCTTGTTCTAAGTCACTCGGCAACGCAAAGCCTGATCTTATCCTCACTGACAAAGCAACATACAGACTGTATAATGCTTCGATTGATGATAAGCTCCGGATTGTTACGCAGAAGGTTGGTGACATGAGTTTCCAGACACTTACTTTTGAGGGTCTGCCAATTCTGAACACCGATACCTGCCCAACGTCACCACAGGGTAGCAGAATGTACTTTGTTGATTGTGATCATGTAACAATGTTCTACGATCCTGGTATGTTCTTTGACATGACTGAGTGGAAACCAGTACCCAATCAGTTAAAGCGAGCAGCTCAGATTGTAACTGCTTGTAATATGATTACCACTATGAGGCGTTCTAGTGGTGTAATCTTTGATATTTATTAATAAGGAGTATATATGGCTAACACGATGACCCTAGACGACAAGGGACAAAAAGTCGTATGGTCGGGTGCTGTTACCGACGTTCATACTACACAGAAAGAGGTCATTGGTTCGACCCGATTCCATGGAATGAAGGTCTATCGTTATTATAAGTTTGATAACGGTTCCGGTAGCGTAGCAGCCGTATCTGGCAATAT